TCGCTGGTCCTTTGGGTGGCGCTGCTGTTACCGCTTTGGCTAGTAAGTTTGGCGTGTCTGATAGTGTTGATGCCGTTGCAAAGGCTATTGCTGGCGATCCAGCAGCAACTGCGAAGCTGGCAGAAGTAGAGGCAGACTTTGCCAAGGCTGAACTAGAAGCCGTTACAAAGCGCTGGGAATCAGACATGAAGTCTGACTCCTACCTATCAAAAAACATTCGTCCTATGACCCTTATAGCGATCCTGAGCGCGTACTTCTTATTCGCCATGATGTCTGCTTTCAGCGTCAATGTGAACGAGACCTATGTGAAGTTATTAGGTGAGTGGGGTCAACTGATCATGTTGGCTTACTTTGGTGGCAGAACCGTTGAGAAGGTAATGGAGAAACGCAAATGATTGAATTCTTAAAGCAACTATTGCTGGCTAAGGTCAACCGTCCGAAGCCTACTGTCGAAGAGGTCGAGGTTCAAGTCTGGGCATTCGTCGTCAAGTCGATCACCATCATGGTACTTGGCATTGCGTTTGGTACTTTGTGGCTCATCGGATTTGAGAAGCAAGAGACCGAACTCGCACCAATCGACGCAATATTTCTTGAAATCTTGAAAGCCATTGCCTTTATGGGAGTGGGAACAATGGGTGGTATCTCAGGACGCAAGGCATCAAATGCCATTGCGAAAGCTATTGTGGGAGAAGATGATGCAACTAAGTGAGCACTTCACACTTGAAGAGGCAACGCACTCCGACACCGCCACAAGGCTCGGTATCAGCAATCAACCAGACGCACAGCAACTAGAGAACATGAAGGTGGCTGCTGCTGGCATGGAGAAGGTCAGAGAGCTACTTGGTAAGGCTATAAATGTCAACTCATGGATTCGTCTGCCAGAGGTGAATGTGGCGGTGGGCGGTAGCAAGGTATCGAGTCACATGGACGGCTGGGCTATTGACTTTGTGTGTAAGGGCTTTGGCACGCCACTAGAAGTCTGTAAGGCTATCGATGCAGCAGGTATCAAGTTTGACCAGATGATCCATGAGTTTGGCGACAAGGGCTGGACGCACATCTCCTTTGCGCCAGCTTTGCGTCAGCAAAAGCTCACCATCTTCAGACCTCAGAATAAGTACGCCATCGGTTTGTTGACGCAAGACGAATACAACAAGGCAGTATGACGAACCTCTACCAGCAGCTCCAGACTCCTGCCACGCCAGACCTGCCTAATCCGCAGGATAGCTACGACAGGTTGACGGTTGCGCAGACGAATGCTGCCTTGCGTACATTCTTCTTGAAGCTAACGAATGTCTTGCAGACCCTTGCGTCACCGCGTGGTGGCAAGTATTTAAACAACCCTTACGGGGCATTTCAAGACTCAACTGATCAGGTGGCAGCAAACACGACGACTGCTTATGCAATAACTTTTGACACAACCGACTACACCAATGGCGTTACCTTGTCTAACTCATCAAGGCTTAATGTGTCTCAGGCTGGAATTTATAACATCCAGTTCAGCGGGCAGCTCACGAACACAACGAATGCACCGCAAGATGTGGACATCTGGTTTAGAAAGAACGGCACTAACATTGACAAGTCAAACTCAAGGTTTGGCTTTGCTGCACGCAAGTCTCCAAGCGATCCATTTCACATTGTTGCTGCAATGAACTTATTTGTGAGTCTTGACACAAATGACTATGTTGAGCTGATGTGGAGACCAACCGATGTTGGCGTTGCCATCGAGCACTACGCTGCCAGCTCCACGCCAACCAGACCTGTAATCCCGTCTGTCATTGCGACGGTTACCTTTGTGTCCAATCTTTCAGCATAATTGACCTATGGCACTCGTACCCTTAAAAATCCAAGCAGGAATCTACCGCAACGGTACTGAGTACCAGTCTGCGGGGCGCTGGTTTGACTCGAACCTTATCAGGTGGTTTGAGAACACGCTGAGACCTGTGGGAGGGTGGCGCAAGCGATCAGCCAGTCAAATGACTGGTGTCAGTCGTGGAATGCTGACTTGGCGTGATAATGACGATGAACGATACATTGCTGCTGGCACGCCAACAAAACTTTATGTAATGAGCGAGGCTGGAGTCTTGAAGGACATCACTCCTACAACCTTCACAAACGGCATTACGGACGCGACGCTAAAGACTGGCTACGGTTACAGCACCTACGGTAACTTTGCTTACGGTGTGGCGCGTCCAGACTTAGGGGGAATAATCCCAGCAACCACTTGGTCAATGGACTCATGGGGCGAGTATTTGGTAGCGTGCTCCAGCGCTGACGGTCAGCTCCTTGAGTGGACATTAGGCTTTGTCACGCCAACATTGTCTATTGCCATTGTGAACGCGCCAACTGGTTGCGAAGCTGTGATGACGACAGCAGAAAGATTTGTCTTTGCCCTTGGCGCGTCTGGTAATCCAAGGTTAGTTGCGTGGTGCGATCAGGAAAACAACACGGTCTGGACACCATCCGCAACGAATCAGGCAGGTAGCTTTGAGATTAATTCAGTCGGCTCAATCAAGTGCGGTAAGCGCGTCCGAGGCATTAATCTGATCTTTACCGATGTCGATGTCCACGCTGCCAGCTACATTGGTCTGCCTTATGTGTACAGCTTTGAGAAGGCAGGATCGGGTTGTGGCGTGATCAGCTCACAGGCTGTCGCAGCCATTGATACGGCAGCGATCTGGATGTCGAAGAGTGGCTTCTTTGTCTACGATGGTTATGTCAGACCTTTGCCTTCAGATGTTGGCGACTATGTTTTCCAGAACATCAACTACAACCAGTCATCAAAAGTCTATGCTGTACACAACTCAAAGTACGGTGAGATCATCTGGTTCTATCCATCGAGCGCCAGCAACGAGAACGACTCCTATGTCACTTACAACTACCGCGAAAGGCATTGGGCTATTGGCACTTTGTCTCGGACTACTGGAACTGATCGCGGTGTATTCACCTATCCCTTGATGATTTCGTCGGATGGATACATCTATGAGCACGAAGTCGGCTACGCATACGACGGGGCTTCGCCATTTGTGGAGTCTGGACCGTATGAGATTGGTGCTGGTGAAAACATCATGTCTGTGCGTCAGGTTATCCCAGACGAGCAAACGCTGGGTGAGGTTGTGATTTCCTTCAAGACTCGGATGTATCCGACTTCGACTGAGACGACTTTCGGACCGTATGCAGCAGCGCAACCGACAGATGTGAGGTTCGCTGCAAGACAGGTCAAGGTCAGGTACACGGGGGCAGTTCTAGAGGACTGGCGAGTTGGCGTGAACCGATTTGATGTTGTCGCAATGGGTAAACGGTGACTTAGAATTGGCGCAAGAATTAAGGGCGGGAAAAGTACCTGTATGTATCCGAGAGGATTACACCTTTTATTTGGAGTTCTTTAAGGGTGTTTTGTGGTTTCACATCGACATAAAAAGATGGTCGGCTGAAACTAAGAAGGGATGCCAGAGGGACTTTGCTCTGATTGAGGATTTAACTGGAAAGCCTATCTACGCGCTGATACGCGAAGATGACATCAAACTTGCAAGATTTGCCAAGTCATTTGGCTGGTCTGAGAAATGTCAAATATCACTATTAGACGGATCGAAGGCTTTTATTTACGCTAACGCGTAGCAAGGGAGATGATATGGGTGGAGTAGTAGAAGATGTAGTTGGCGGTATCGGTGACACGGTAAGCGGTGCTTTTGACTCTGTGAGTAATCTTGGCGCAAAGATTGACGACGAGGTTCTTAATACCGATCTTGGTAAAGCAGCACTACTTGCTGGCGGTGCTTATTTGGCTGCGCCATATGTACTTGGAACTGGCGCTGCCACAGGCACAGGACTAACTGCTGGCTCTACTGGCTTGGGTCTTACTGGCGCTGGAACTACTGCTTATGGAGGATTAGGTTCTAGTCTTGGAACATCTTTAGGTGGCTCTACTCTCGGTGCTGGTCTTGGAGGCTCAACCGTTGGTGGTCTCGGATTAGGTGCTGGAACTGCTGCACTTGGAGGCATAGGCGCAGGACTTGGAACTAGCGCTGCTGCTGGTGGATTAGGTGCTGCTGCTGGAGGTAGTTTGCTTGGTGGTATGACCACAGCAGGACTAGGTACTGCATTAGGCGCTGCTGCTTTAGGTTCTAAACTTCTTGGTGGTGGAACTCCATCGTCATCCACATCAACAACAAGCATTGACCCAGACATCAAAGCAGCGTATTTACAAAACCTTGCGGAAGCTAGAGCAACTGCTGGTGATTTAGGACAAAGACAGTTTGCACCATACGCTGACTACAACCTCGGCATGGTTCAAAAGTACATGAACCCGTATGAGAACCAAGTGGTTCAAAACACATTGGCAGACATTGAGCGTGCTCGCCAAGGTCAAATATCAGCAGAAGGCGCAAGGGCTACGGCAGCAGGAGCGTTTGGCGGTACACGCCAAGCAGTAACCAGATCATTGGTAGACGAGGCAGCATTGCGCAATGCAGGTAACTTGTCTGCACAACTTCGTCAGAGTGGCTTTGCACAGGCTCAAAACCTTGGACTTTCACAAGAAGAATTGCGTCGTCAATACGAACAACAAAGACTCGATGCACAACGCAACTTAGGTCTAGAGCGTTTGAATGTGGCGCAAGGAGCTTTGAGCTTGCAACCTGCAAATCTCGGTGGAAGCACCACAACACCAATCTATAAAAATCAAACAGCATCCGCCCTTGGTGGTGCTTTAGGTGGTGCTTCTTTGGGTTCATTATTTGGCGGTACAAGCGGTGCGCAATATGGCGCTTTGGCTGGTGGTCTGCTTGGTTTCCTGTAAGGAGTAAATGATGGCAACAATGCAAGACTTTGGCGGTTTACTCTTTGGCGGTGGCGGTACTGGTCTTGAAGACTATCTGAGCGCTGATCAGCAAAGTGGAATTAGAAACCAAGCGTTATTACAAGCAGCAGCAGCACTCTTACAGGCTGGCGGTCCAAGCCGTACACCGATCTCTTTAGGTCAAGCCCTTGGCGGTGCTCTGCAAGCAGGTGCTGGTGGGTATCAGCAAGCACAGCAGGGTGCTGTGCAGAGTTTGTTGATGCGCCAGAAGTTACAAGAAGGCGCATTAGAGCAAGCCAGAATGCAAGCCTACCTTAATGCTCTTCGTGCTGAAGGTGGCGCTCCAGCCGTTGCAGGTCAAGGCGGTATTCCAGCAATCCCTATGGGTGCTGGCGGTGTACCTTCTGCTGGCTCTGCACCAACTGCAATGCCTATGGGTGCTCCAGCTCCTCAAGGTGGCGGTGGAATGTTTGCAGGTCTCACACCAGAGCAAAGAAAAATCCTGCCCTTAATGAAACCAACCGAGGCTATCGGTGAAGCGTTTAGGGCTGCTGGTCAAAGGGCTGCTTTATTGAGTGATCAAGACCTGACTTCACTTGGTTTGCCTCTTGGCACTTTGGCTTATAGGCTGCCTAGCGGTGAAACAAAAATAGTTTCGCAAAAGTCTGACAGGCTAACAGAGTCAGAAGTAACGCAATTAGGTTTACC